AGGGCATTAAGTAGTTTTTAAAGAATTGAATCTTAGGTCTTCCGTCTACCGTTAATTCACCACTGTCAGTATTTAATCTTATATCTTCTTTATAGATAGACATAAGTTCTCCTAGTGTCTGTTTAGCTTTTTGCGGTGATTTGGTACCAATAGGAACTGTCATTGCCATACGATATGATGAGTTCATCACGTTCCATATGATTCTGGTATGCTCCATGATCCTTAATAGGTTAAAGGATCTAATCATTCTTTCAATATAACTAACTCTTGAAGAAGTACCACCACCTTTAGCATAACTTATATAAATTATCTGTGAGTCGTAAAGTTTTCTAGTTAATGAAGGATTATCTGGATATTGTATCCAAATATCAACATAACTTCCATCTGGCTGTTGTTCAACAGTAGGTACCAATGATGCAGGATCTAATTCTTTAAAACCTACAATGTTTTTACCTTTTTTATCAAAAACTATTTCAAATGATAATATTCCTTCTACTAAGAATTTTCTGTAAAGATGCCAAGCTAGAATGTCTTGATTAAATCCAAAAAGATTGTAAATCTCACGATATCTTTTTTGAACCTTCTTATAAGTCTCCTCGTCAACATCTTCGTGCTGCATAAAAGAGAAATACGCCCAGAAGTTTTTTTCGTCGTATACTATAGACTCATCGCATATTGTATCTAGAATGAACTCAATCTCAGGATTCTGTGCAAATCCCTGGAGATAGTGTCTTTTGTTCTTGTAGTCCCTGTCAAAATAAGCTATATACTGTTTAGTTGAAGTATCTGCTCTTCTTAAACCAAAAAGGAATGCTTCGTCCTTAATCCCGCCTTTTTCTAAAAACTGGGCTTCAGAAACACCTACTGCTTGTGAATTTTTAATGACCAGATCTTCATAAGCCATTCCAAAGCTACTAACCTTCTTGACACTATCAACGATAGAGCTAAAAAAGGTTTTATTTCCGTCTGTAAATCCAGCCATTAGATCTTTGAGTTTTTAGTATATATCTCTTCTATCGGGGTCCCTTGAATTGACCTCGTATGTAGATATACTATTCTAGTCCAATCGTTGTAGGGAATTTCCACAACATCACGAACTTTTTTTAAATCCCATACTCGATAAGTATTTTTATAAGGGATTCCTTTCATAATAATATCGATTGTTTCGTAGTCGGTTTTGAAAGGTAATTGTCCTTGTCCTTCCCCGTTTTCTTCTTTTTTTATGTTAGATTCGATTACGTCCTGATATACAGATTGTATTCTAGAAAAGAATGAAAGTCTAAAAATAGGTGGCATTAGAATTATATCTATACCACTAAATGCTTGTCTATTTTCATAATTCATAAATCCAGTAAAAAATATAACTGGTCTTTTATTTATGAATTTTTTATTTTTCTCTAGAACATCATTATACTCGAAAGAGTAAAACTTACCTGGTAAAAAATCTTGCGGATTAAATTGTGTCTTTTGATTTACACAATTTTTAAACCAGAACATAAAAGATTCTTCAGCAAGAGAGGTTAGCCCTGAAACACCTAGTTTATAATCTTCAAATTGGTCTTTGAAAGGTTTCATCTCATTATAAAGCTTTCGTTTATAGCTCCAAATTTATAACCTCTTGCTTCTGCAAATCTTGTTGCAGCTTCAAATTTTGCTCTGTTGATTATCCACGTCTTAAGTTTCTCGTTGTATCCTCTGATTTTTTTCTCTGTTAGATTACCAGTAGGTTCTTGTGGACGCTTTGATAAATCATATTGATTTTCTGGTTTAATCTCGATGAACCAGTTTTCTATAGACTGATCAGCCTTTTTAACCTGTATATAATAGTCAACATAATATTTATGCTCTTTCTTATCTACTGGGCTCCAATATGGTATTGCTAGAGGCTCAGAGCTCCATTTTAATATATTAGGATTAATGTCACAATATTGACAAAACTTTCTTTCCCAGGAGCTTCTGTATATTATATTATGGATATCTCCGATGTACTTTTCTGGATTGTTTGGAAAATATTTACCAGACTTCCACTTGCCATTCGGTTTTAATTTTTTAATATCCACTATTAAACGTTATAAACGGAATTCTCTTCTCTTACTATTCTAGAAAATGGAATAGTTTTAATTGATTTTGGTGGGTGAATTTTTTTCCATCCCTTTTTCATTCCATTGTGTGCTATCTGTGAGATGAATGCAAAAGGGTTGTCGGATTTTGCAGGATCGTATCTGTTCCAATATTTAACTAGATCTTCTAATCCTGATGATATGCAGTCTTCTCTGTCTTCTGTGTCTCTATAGGAATGTGTCTTGGACATACCGTTTACTATAAGTGTAAACATTTCAACGGTTTCTCCTGTGAGCTGGCCTTTTTCTTTACTTTCTAAAAGTGCTCTTTTTAGTTCTTTGTTTTTGACGTATATCATTTTTCTTCTGGGAGATTATTTTGGAGCTTTTGCAGTTGTTTTTCTAAATTTACCCTTAATTGTTCCAAATCTTTCCTAGAATTTCTAATTGTTTCTATTCCTATTTTACCATGTTCCTTACTAGAAGTTTCCAATTCTTCTATTTTTACCAGACAATCTTTCAAATCGTCTAAAATAAAATTGAGTCTGTTACCAAGCCCCTCTTCAGGATTGCCGGTAGCAGACTCAATTATTGTTTGTGTATTTACTTTTTTTTTGATCTAGAAGCTGGTGCTTTAGAAAGTCCCGCTCTATCCATATTTTCTACGAATTTCTTGCCATTTTTCTTGCTGTTACCGTGAGCATCAGCTAAATTAGCATCTTCTTCATCTTCAATGAATTTTTTTGGTTTCTCTGATTTTGCTTTAGGAGCCCTTTCAACGTGAGAATTTTTTTGACTTTCTTTTAAAGATAAATTCATATCTTTTAAATTCTGAATAAATTTACCAGGAGTTTTAGCAGTTGATCCTGGAGCATCTGCTAGATCTGCATTTGATGGATTATCTATAAAGTTTTTACCTTTACCAGAACTTCCTTTAGGAGAATTAGCCATTCCTGAATTGCTTTTAACACCATTTCCAGTTAAAGGAGATTTTTTTCCTGAGTTAGAAACTGAAGCTAAATTAGAATTTTTTGAATCATCGATAAACTTAGATGAAGATCCAGTTTTTTTGTTAGGAGCTGCAGATAAATGTTTTTTGTACATGCTCATAAAAACTTTATCGTAGTGACTAGAAGATGATTTATCAGGTGCACTAGCAAAGTTCTCTTCTGATTCATTTGTAAGATCGTCGCTGAATTCAAGATCTAATTCTGGAGATTTAATATCGTAGCTATCTACTTCGTCGGTAAGATCCTCGACATCTGAGAAAAAGTATTCCCCAGTCTTACCTTCCTTAAAAAGTACGGTGTATGTTTTAGAACTTCCGTCAACGCCTATTACCTTTCCTTTAACTCCGTTTCTTTTTACTCTTACTTCTGTATCGATAGGATATCCCATATCCTCGTTAACTGAGTCAATTTCTTTTGCTTTGTTTTCAAATCTTGAAATTTCAACGTTAATCTGATTCCATCTATCTTTAAGAGATTCGATTTCATTTTCGATACCTTCTTGTAAAGAAACCAATTCGCCTGAATTAGCAATTAAAGGATTTTGTTCTTTAGCTTGATCTATTTTTCTTAGCTCGTTCTCTAAGATCTCTATATTTTTAACGATCTCTTTCTTATCGTTTTTCATGATACTTAAGAAAGCTTTTTCTCCTTCTAAGAATTCTGTAAGAGATTCACTAATATCATATTTAAGGAAATCCTGAATAATATTAATTGCTTGTGTTGCATTTGCCTCATACATTTTGTTAAGTCTCATTGCTGGGTTAACAGTTTGTACGTATATTTTTCCTTCAATCTTAAATATGTTAGCCTCTACACCTTCGTATATTTTAGACTTAATCTTTTTACCAAAATCAAGATCAACTAACTCTTCAGAAACTCTAGAAACAAATACTGCTTTAGATATGCTTCTATTTGATCCTTCTAACAAATTGTTAGTAGAAACGCTTACTACTGCTGGAAGATCCTGCTCATTGATTTGTTTACCGTCGAAGTAAATATTTTTAGATTCGTTTTCGAATACGATTTCGATTCTGTTATTTCCTAGATTTAAAGAGATCTTATTGTTACCAATTTTAATATCTCTATCAGCTAAGATTTGAGCTTTATCAGCAAGTTCACTTGGAACATCGTCCATTTCACATTCGAAAATACTGTTGGTCTCTCCCTCTAGTCTAAAGAATTTACCTGATGAATAGAATATAGATTCATTTTCATTTACGTGTACTGGAGAATATATGTTAGTAACCTCGCAAACATCGTTATCGTATCCTACGCTAAATTTACCAGCGGTTTGATTTTCGTAGATAGAAAGAAAGCTAACTAAATTTCTAACCATAGGATTAAATCCGAATCTTTTAAGTCCGTGGATTAGAGTATCTGATGTTCTTTCTTCAGAAACTAACCAATTTTTCATTTGAGAAGTAGCATCGGAGAATAATTCTCTTCCTGGATTACTTTTAATAGTTTCGTAAGTTTTTAAAACCTCTACCTCTCTTCTGCTTTTCTCGTAAGTGTTAGATAGATTTTCTAAAACTGGAGCAACTGAATTTTCCCAAGAAAAAGATCTAAGGTCTTCAATTAATCCCTCGATTAAAAAAGCTTCAGATATACCTTTACCTAAAAGAAGGTAATCATATTTTTCTAGAAGTATTTTACCAGCAGGTAATTCAGATAAGCTTGAATTCTTAAGTGCTGAAACTGTATTAGTAAGACCAAAGCTAAAAGATGTATTTCCTTTTGACTTTGGTGAAAAATCATCATTATTGTTCGATTCTTTAAGCATTTGTGAAGTCGATCCATTAAGGAAAGAAGATGCAACAGGAGCTTTAGAAGCATCTAAGCCTGCCCATTCTCTAAGTGAATCAGCTGCTTGTTTTGATGTTTCCATGTTTAATCTATTGATCTCTGGATTAATATTTTTTTCCATTTTTAATTTGCTTTTTTAGTATATATCATCATCTAGAAAGATTTTTCTAGTTATGTTGTAGTTGAAAACCCTCCTGCTAATATCACCTCTACATTTACTCTGACACTATGGGGATTATAAAGTAACATACCGCCCTGACTAAAGAAAGGGGACTCGATATCACTCCCATTAGGATCTAAGTCCCATCCTCTACCAGGAAAACTTGGTGAGTAGTCACTAGGATTACCCGTTAGTATAGTTAAATTTGCCATTGGTAGATAATCTCCATTATAAATGATATTTATAAATCTGCTAGCTACAGGTAAGGTGGTAGGATATGTTGCTTTTATCATTACAAATGAAAGCTCTCCAAGTCCCTCTGAATTTAATAAAAGAGTAGAGTTACCGTATACACATCCAGTAAAGCTTGAAAAGTTATTTATAGTTATGTCTGTATCACAGAAAGATATTTCTCTAATTACAGTTGTTCCATTAATAACCTGTAGATTACATCTTTGGAAAATCGCTCCCTCAAAAGGGATAGTATTACATACTAGAGGTGGTGTAGCCATTAGTTAAAAACAAATATTTCAAGCTCAGTATCGTAAGACTGATTAGGGTTTGTAAACATAATACCTCCAAAAGTTAAATCTGGTGAAGAAACTGGTGGAAATATCTGTGGTGAAAAATCGGGGGATGGTGGATTGTTTGAATAATAGCTTAAGTCCCATCCGTGCCAAGAAATGGCTGGCTCAGTTCTTCCTGTTAATACCATCATTGAACTTATAGGGTAAACGCTACCTTTATATTCCCAGGTTAAATACCTGTCAGCTGGATCTATTTTACTGTCATATTTAACTTTAATGACAATTAACTGAACCTCTCCTTGTTCCTGCCCTACTTCTGGAGCAGTTAGTATATAATTAGACGAAGCTCGTAATGTTACGCTTCTTTTTAACGACCCTCCACATCCTCCAAGGTCTCCGCTTCCTAGAGATTCTAGTTTGAAGTCACATAAAGATATAGTGGACAAAACGCTCGATCCCTGTTTTATATCTAGATTGCACGATTGAAAAGCCACTCTTCTGTAGACACCTGGATTACAATCTAGGTATTTTACGTAAGCTGGATCTGTTGTATAAACTGTTTTTATCATCTTAATCTTGAAGGCCCTTCCCCGCTGGGATTATTTCTGAATTTAGCTCTTCTTCTTCTATATTCTTCCATCTCCCTATTGTATTTATCCTCTTCACTCTCTTTAATCTCTTCTACTTGGATATTATCTTTGGGTTCTTCTTTTATAATGTCAGAAACTGATATAAATTTTGATTCTTCCTGTGATGAAATATCATCTGTTATAGATCCTATTGTGGTTTTCTCTTCTGTAACTTCCTTATTCTTTCTTTTAAATTTATGTAAGAATCCCCACATTTTTTTAACTAATTCTTTCATCTCCTCTTTTTTATTTTCTTCCTTATGTTTTTTTTCTGGCTTTTTATTTTCGATGATCTCATCTTCATCCTTTAATTTTTCAAAAGCAAAGTTTGCAGCAATAACTAAAGCTATTGCAAGAGGATCGAATACTAACATCAGAACTATAATGTACCAATTCACAACTTCACCTAGGCTTTTACCGGTTATCTCTGCAATATATTTAAGAGGACCAACTTCCTTAGCAAGATCCGAATCCGAGGATACATCGAGTTTGTTACCTTCTATAGTTGAGATATTATTATTTTTAGATGATATGGAGTCGTTAAGAACAGAAACTTCAGAATCTACTCTTTTAATTTCAGAATCTACATCTTTTATTTGTTGTCTAACTGCACTAGTAGATTTACCTTTTTCTATTAAAACATCTTGTGTTGATTGTAGGTTTGTTCTTATAGTAGTTAATTGTAAAACCCTATCGTTTTTTTGTTTAACCTGAGATTCGTAATTAGATATTTCTGTTTTAATTGTGGATATATTTTTATCCAGAATCTCTATGTTTTTGTCCTGATTTTCGACTTTAAAAGCTGTCTCTTGATAAGCAGATGAAAGGAACCCGTAAATGCCAGCAGACGTTATTAAAATCAAAATTAGAGTGGCTATAGAGAGATAAATCTTAAGTCCTTTATTGATTGATTCCCAATATTGATATAATAGAGAAGCTGTTACCAGTTTTGCAAACTCTAAACTTCCTGCAAGAACCATTACCTGTAAAGAAGCTCCTGCAAACATTTTTCCTAAACCCGATACTGAATAAAAAGCAGCAGATCCTGAAACGGTCAAAGCTGAAAGTGCAATAAGCCAGGGGAATAATTTCTTTTTCATACTCTAGTATATATCCACAAAAAAAAGACTGGATTTAAATCCAGTCTTTGTTATTATAGTAGTCGGCGTTAATTATTCAATATCCAATCCCTGCTCAGCAGCAGCTAACTGTTGTTCTAAGTCTTTAACTACTGCATTATCTTGTTGAATAAGAGCTAAAGTTTCTTCGAACGTTTTCCAAAGAGAAATAAAATCTTTAATCTCTGAAGATCCCTTTCCTGCCCATTTCATAATGAAATAGTGAGAAGCTTCAACTTCAAGATTAGTTAAATATGCTACACCATCCTTGATGCCTTCTTTTTTAACGGCTTCAATTCTTTTAATAATTTCAGTAACACCTAATGCCTCTTTAGATCTCCATTCAACTTCTTCATTCATGAATGTATCGAATCTTTTTAATAAAGAAGCATCCATTGAAACTGCATATTCTTTGTTAGTAAGGCTCTTTTTAAAGTCTTCAAGATCTTTTTTAATTGAAGCAACTTTTTCTTGATCTACATTAGAAATGAACTTTTCTAGATTTGCTTCATTTTGAGCTTCTGTTAGAACTTGGGGCTCCATTTTTTTCTTTGCCATTTTAAATATTTTTTATGATTGTTATACTTAGAAATCGTAGGAAGTTTCTTATATGGAGTGCATTTTTCTGAATTTTTGAGCTAATTCTATAAACTGATAAAGATACCCCTTTAATTCATAATCATGTACTATAAATGTTTGTAGATCGCCCGATTGTTCATTAGCAATTCTAATTCTCCCCATCTTAGGTACCTCTCCATATTTTTCTGCACACATAAACATATAAGCGGATATTTGTAACTTGTAATTTAATATATCCTCCTCATCCTTAGGAGATGTTGAAGACTTAAAGTCGTCTACTATTAAATAATTTTCTTTGTTCCTGTAAACAAAGTCACAAGCTCCTGCCCATCCTCCCTTGAATGTTGTATATAAGAAAGCCTCGTTGTCTACAACCTCTTCTATCTCTTCCCAGAATTTATCGTGATAGAAATTCCAGAAAAGGTTTCTTCCCTTCTCTACATATTTTGAGAATTTTCCATTCTCTCTTCTAGCTTCTTCTATAGCAAAGATCTGTGCTTTCTTTAAAGATCTGTCTACATCTTTTTCTTTTGCCCATTCAAGAAGAAAAAGTTCTAACATTGTGTGCATTACAGTTCCTCTCTCTGCAGCATCGTGTAGAATTTTTTCCCATCGTTTCTCTCCAAACTCTTTTCTTAGCTTTTCGTATTTTTTATTTTCTACCAATTTTAATATGGTAGTAACCGACGGTAAAATTAAAGGAGCCTCATCGGCTCCTTCTATTATGTAAGCTCTACCCCAAGGATAAGCTTGTCTTGTTATGTTTATATCAGAAGATAAATTCATAGAGATTAATTAATTGTGAACCTATCCATCCTAAAAATCCGAATTTTGCCTGAGTCCAAATAAGAACGAGCATTAATAATATTCGATAAATAACCCATCTTAAAGAAAGTCTCTGAAAGTATGGGGTATACGTTAATAAGTAAGATAGGGATCCAGGTATAGGATTAATACTGGGCAATATAATTTCTTGTAGATTTAAACTAGTTAGATATTCATTTAAAGGTTTAGATTCTTCAAGAACAAAAGCTGGTCTAATTTCTTCCGGTGTGTCAGGAGAATAAATAACCTCAGGAGGTAGATTAATAACTGTGTAAATTCTTCCTATCCAATCTACTCTTAATTTAAACTTCTCCCATTGGATACTATTCCTATTCTTTTTTATAACTTTGCGGATATAAAAATAATTATTGATATCTACAATAACTCTTTTAAAAGGATAATTCATAGCTCTTTTCTATTTTTAGATTCCTTTGACAGAAAAGTTACATTAATCATTAAAAGTAAGATTAACTCCTGGGAACATCTCTCTAACTTTTAATCTAGCTCTTCGTATTCTTGTTGCGATAGCTCTTTTTTTCATTCCGTGCTTATCAGCAATTTCTTGATATTTCATTCTTAGTATCTCTCGATCAAAAAGAATATCTTTATAAATATCTGGTAGGTCTTTCATTCTTTCAAGAACACTTTCATAAAGATCCTCCATCTCATCTGCTTCACTACTAATATAATCGCAATTATATACGTTATCCTTGTAATGATTCACCTTTTGAACAAGCTCCTCTCCTTCTTCTGTATTTCTAACAATTTCTTGTATGATAGGCATATATCTGTCCTCACTCTTCTTTATTACTAAAGATTCGTTTCTTGCTATATTGTATACCCATGTAGAAAAGTTACCTCTCTGTGGATCATACTGAGATATTTTAGTCCATATCTTAGCCATTGTATTAGATACTGCATCTTCTGCTGCATCTTGATCAATCAGTATAGATTTACAATGATTTAATAGTCCTGGTTTAATTCTTTTATAAAGTTCTACGAAGTCTTTATCTGAGGATGATCTCATAAAGCTTTCTGCTAATTCCTGAATGTTTTTTACTGCCATTTTTTCTAAATTTTTTTAAATTTCTATTTGTTTTATTTCTATGCCTGCCTCTTCGAAAAGTTTAAAAGAATCTGTTTTTCTATAAACTTCTGAGTATACTATTCTTTTAATTCCTGCCTGAATTATAAGTTTAGCACAATCAAAGCATGGCGAGAGAGTCACGTATAATGTTGAACCTTCTGCGCTATTTGTACCTTTAGCTATTTTAGTAATAGCATTAGCCTCAGCATGTAGTACCGTTGGTAGGGTGTTATTGTCGCAATCTTCGCATTGATTTGGAAATCCAGAGGGGGTTCCGTTGTATCCGTCAGATATAATTTGTCGATTGTTGACTATAAGGCATCCGACCTGACTTCTCTTACAATGAGAATTCTCGGCCCATACATTAGCCATTCTTAAATACAAAAGATCGACTTTATTCTGCTTGTCCTGTGATAGGTTCTGATTGCTCATCAGCTGATGACTTTAAGGGTGTAACTTCAACTTTAAATCTTTCTACAATATTAAAGACGTCCCTTAGTCTGAATGAGCCCAATAGATTCAATAATTCATTAACTTCTTCCTCTGTAAATTCTGATTTTTCCTCGTTGCTTAAAATTTCTAGGCATTTTTGGTAATTCCCAAACTCCTTTAGGAATTCTAATGAAGCCTGCCTTAGCTCCTTAGTGATCTCGTAATTTTTACTCATTTTATTTAGATTTTATTTTTTACAAATATAGTAGATTGTTTTTAAAAAGTAAACCCCCCTAGTCAATTTTTTTTGACATTGATGTTACTAATAAAGGTCCTTGCATTGTATTATTGAGCTGAGTCAGTAGTGTAACCATAGTTTCCATTGTTTTACTTAAGTCATCATTATCTTTAGAACTAACGGTTTCTTTCGGTGTTTCTCCTTTGTTTTGTTCAGTTCCTTGTGTGGAATTGAGACTTGCTGTTTCTGCCGATACCTTATTAGTTTCTGTCTCAGAATTCACTGGCGATGGTGTTGTGGTTTTATTTTCTTCCGTAGGCTTATTTTCTACAGGAGTAACCACACTACCTAACTTTTGTGTCTCTGTTTCTTTTATACCCGTAGATGCGCTAGAAGTTTCATTCTTTGTTGATAAATTTTCTACTGTGCTTTTAGCAGTGCTTGCTCCTCCGGATTTTGTTTTAAAACCAAGTGATTCTAGATTTTTATCTATTGCAGAGCTGACTTCCTGACTAGAAGGTGTAGAACTGGATATTTTATTTTCTAGAGATTGAGCACCTCCAGTTGTTCCTGTCCCAGTTGTTCCTGCCCCAGTTGTTCCTGCTCCAGTTCCACCAGTTCCACCAGTTCCCGATTTTACTCCGAAAAGATTAGATATCAAGCTATCAATTCTAGATGATGTCTCTGCAGATGCCGGGCCTGTTGTAGTTGCTGGTGTATTTCCCCCAGCTGCTCCCTCAACTTTTTTAGGTTCCTCAGCTGGTTTATTTAGAGTAGTTTCCTGTGTGTTTCCTTGTGGAGCTGTAGTAGCTCCTCCAGTAGTTCCTGTAGTTGTAGCAGTTTCAGTTTTAGCTGGTTCTACTGCTGTTCCTCCTGTTTCCCCCTTAGTCTCTTCTTTTTTCTCCCCTATCTTTTGTTCTTCAGTAGCTGCAGTGGGGGGTGTTTCTGCTTTTTTTTCTTCTGTTGGAGTTTTAGCACCTTCAACAGATCCTTTTTCAGCTATTTCTACAAGTTTAGCTAAGCTTTCGTCGTACCTTTTAGACATAGCTAAAACGCTTTCGCTATTGAATCCTTCGGATTCTAGTACTTTAGCTATAGCGGACATCATTGCATTATTCTCCGGGCTACTTAAATATTCTAATGATTGTGCTGGAATTGACTCTTTGCTATTAAAATCATCTAATAGAAGCCAAAATCCATCTAATACTGAATCGAACTTAAACTTATCCTCCTTGATCTTACTATCAAAATCACTTTTTACATCTTCGTAAGCATCAAAATTCTTAAAGTCATCAAATCCAACATTTTCTAAAATCTCAGTAACTTTACCGGTTTTAAGTATTGCTACATTAGCAAGCTTTTTCTCTGCAGATTTCTTAGACATTTCGAAAATTTCTTTTCCGTCTACTGCTTCCCCCTTGTCTATTTGATTCTGTATAGATTTCTGATATAATCCCGAGAACGAACGAGCTTCCTTATAAAATATACTATTAGGATCATAAGCAGGATCTAATGCTTTTATATTTTGGTCGAAAGAACCTTTGAAAAATTTCTTTGCTGCATCTCCTACACTATTTGCTTCTTTCAAAGCATCAGCAGTTTCTGGATTTATATTAGTACCCATGCTAGACTGTAGGTCCGCATAAAATTTAGCTCTGTCAAAAGCACCGCCTTCAGTTTTAAAAACTGGGAATTCTGATCCTGTTTCTCCTGCCAAAATGTTTTTTTTATTTATATACCTAAAAAGCCAAAAAGTTTAACTTTTTGGCTTTGAAAATGAAAATGCTTCGACTAAATCTCCCTGTTCGGATTTTTTGTTCTCTTTTTCTATCTTTTCGTTTAGCTTATCTATATAGATTTGATATTCGTAAAATGGTAAAGATTCTAAAGAGTCTATAGATACTTTAAATTCTTCCCATAATCTGAATTTAATATCAAAGTAGTTGGCTAAGGATATCTGAAATAACGAAAAGAGATCTGTACCCTCCGGGAAATGATATTTCTGCTGTGACCTCCCCATCACAGCTAGAACATTTACTATAGATTCTCGATTTAGTTGCGAAATTTATTTTTTCACTAATCTGATCTGCAATTGAAAATTGTAGTGGCGTCCACTCTGACGAGGATCTTTCATATTGATCGTAGAGTCTTTCGTCTAGGTTTCTCCAGTCAGGTATAATAAAGCTTGCAACTTTAGAGAAGCTCTCATCGAATTTTTTTCCTTTTTTCCTTTTTTCAGATAATATTTTTCTGCATAAAGTAGTGACGCCTACTGTAGGAATATAAAGATCCATTGCTGGACTGCCGTCTTTAGGTATAAATTTAAAAGAATATGTGTCGCTTCCGTATCTTTTTAATAGATCCGGTTCTATTACAAAGCTGTCTAAAAGATTAGATTTAAGCTCTATATTATCTGCTATATTACAATCAGGCTTCGTACAATTTTTAGTAACAGGTAATAGTATTCTGTTCTCTCCTTTTATAAAAGTTAAATCTCGTATTGACATTATGATAAAGAATCTGTCCTCGTACCAAAGATCATAGTGTTCAAGAAATCCTCCGTCCCATCTTATTTTCATACATTTGGATAGGATAGTATTCAACTTGTCGTCTAGATCGATTCTGTCGTCCTCATCTACAGTTGAGAAATGTCTTATTTCTTTAACTGATGCTGGCTTAATAGCTATTTCAAATCCCTCAGGATATCCAAATCCCTTTGATGGAAGAGTTTCGGGTGGAAGATTTTTCCATTCGCTCTCCATTCCCATAGGAACTCTAGTAGCTTTACCTAGGTTATTAGATTGCTGTGAATTTTCTATTATTTGCTCTGCTGAGGGTTTTTGATAGTTCTCTGGGATCCAAGATGGTATATCTACGTTTTCTACATCAGGATCTGGTGTAGATTCCTGTTGGATTGGATCGTATTCGAATCTAGAGCCTTGTTCTTTTCTGCTCAATTCATTTAATAGTTCATCGTCTAAATGGTCAACCATGTCATTTGCTTATATTTCTTTTACTGATTTTTACGTTTAAGTTTCCTTTTAAAAAGAACATTTTAAAATAAAAAATGGAGACCCTAAAGTCTCCATTTATATATTTATTATAAGAAATATCTACAAATTAATTGAATACATCTTCAAAATAATCTGCTCTAAAGGATAAAGAGATTTTGTAAGGTGTTGTACCATTAGTGTAATCTAAGTCCATTGCTTTAATTTGGTCAACAGGGAAGCAGTTTACTAATTTTACTCTTCTAAATACATCTCCTTGTTTATTGAAGATTGAGATAAGTATATAAGTACCTCCAGCATATGTTGATTTTATACCAGTAGCACCAGTTAGTGGATTGTAGATTAAATCTGACCATTGACGTAATGTTTTAAAAACATAGTTGCTGTTATTATCGTCTAAGTTGGTTTCAAAATCAATTCTAACTTTTACACCAGTATCATCAACAGCTGCTGCTGCATATCTTCTTCTGGAGAATTTGTATCTTTGTTCTGCTAATCCTGGGTTTTTGTCAACTGCAAGTCCAGCTACTGATAGAACGTTTTCTACTAATAGTGTTCTTCCTCCGTTTCCCTGAGGATTTCCTACACCAACTGGAGGTTGAATAATAACCTCGAACTGGTTAAGATAAACTGGTTCGTATAATTGAACCGCTGCCTTTGAGGAGCTAAAATGTGGTAATCCTGCCATTTCTTTTTAATTTATATAAATACGTCATCAAAGTAATCAACTGCCCATGTAACGTTTAGTTTGTAAATAGACGTTTGAGTGTAGTTTAAAGCCATTTCAGTAATAGGTGTACTAGGAAAGCAATCTCTAAGGTTAATCTTTCTGTAAACGTCTCCTTGTTTATTGAAAACGTTTATTAAGATGTTACCAGCATAGTTTGCTTTTAATCCCATTGCTCCTGTTAGTGGATTGTAAATTAAATCTGACCACTGACGAAGTACTTTAAAAACATACATTGAATTGTCATCATTTAAGTTGACTTCAAATTCTATATCACAATCTAATCCAGTTCTTTGAGGAGCTGCTCCAGCGTAATATCTTTTAGCAAATTTATATTGCTGTGTGATCTCCCCTGGGTTCTGATCTACCTGTAATCCAGAAACTCTAGTTACTTGCTCTAGAAGTATATTATTACTTCCAGGGTTTCCTTGTGGAATAGCCACACCAGTAGGTGGACTTATAGTAACCTCAAACTGGTTGAGGAAAACTGGTTCGAACTTGTTAATCGAAGCTTTCGAACTTGAATAATGTGGTAATCCTGCCATGTTTTTATTTTATATATTTAACATTCTTTTTGATCATCAAATTTATTAGCTAAATTGGATAAATCCTCCAGAAGCAATACCACCTGTTCTAGTAACTGTCATTCTATTGATAAACTTGTGAATTCCTCTTGCAGGTTCGATAATAACGTCGATGATACCGATGTTCTGATCGATGATTGCAGGAGTATTGTTTGAAGAATCCATAATAGTTAAGTAGTTATAGATACCTCCTACAGATCTTACTCCAGTTAAGTAATTGTCTACCAATGTTTTAATCTCAAGTCTTACTGAATCCTCGTTGAAATCGAAAACGTAGTTTGCTAAGATTTCTTCAATTGCAGATTCTACAGTAATTAATAGATCTCTAACGTGTAAGTTGTTGAATGCAGAGTTAGTTCTTTGGTAGCTTGTTTGGTTACCGTAGATAACTACACCAACTCCTCTTTTACGAATGATTGGGTTAATTCCAAATGGCTCTAAGAATTCTCTATCTTGAATATCGAAGTCGTACTCAAGTCCAACTAAGTTACCAGCTGAAATAATACCTCTTTTAACACCTGCTACGATTGAATAAGGTTCACCTGTGATAAACTTACGGATGAAGTTATTAGATACGTATGGTGCTGGTGGAACGTTTAAGTTCTT